AACTGCGGGCACCATGACCCCGAGAATTCTCTAGTAACCAGTTTCCTTAGGGGGGTGTAAATCTCCTGATTAACTATCAGACCATGCTGACACAACAACAGATCGCAGATCACCTTGATATCAGCCAGCAGCAAGTAAGCGAGCTGCTGAAAAAACTGGGATTGATCTGGCAGACTGAAACACTGGATTCAATTCGTGTGGCATACATCCGCCAGTTGCGCGGCATTGCAGCCGGGCACCGTAGTCACGATGGATTAGACCTGACGCATGAGCGCGTACTGACTGAGCGCGTGGACCGTGAGCTGAAGCTGCTGCTGGTCGCAGAAAAGAAAGGCGTGCTGATTAATGTTGAGCAGCTGGAGCCCGAGTTGATGAATATGGTCGGCGCTTTTCGCGCCGAATTACTCGCTCGGGATGATAAGTTGAAAGCTGACCTTGACGCTTTGTATGGTATCGAACTGGATTTGAATCTACTGAATGAACACACACACGCAGCACTTGCGCAGCTCGCTCGATACGAGCCTGGCAGTGATGGCGCTTGTGCGCCGATTGGCTCACCTGCTCACACCGCCAGAGCAGATGAGCACACTGGAGTGGGCGCGCCGTCATAGAGGAATGTCCGCAAAGGCATCGGCGCGTCCGGGTAGATACAACCCTGACCTGACGCCATGGGTCGCAGGCATCCTTGATGCGCTGGATGATCCAACTGTTGTTGAAGTAGTTGCAATGAAATCTGCTCAGGTGGCGTGGACTGACGGCGTGCTGAATAACTACATCGGCCGGCGTATTGACATCGATCCATGCCCGATGATCGTGATGTTTGCGAAGGATCAGGCAGCAAAGGAATATAACGATGAGAAGTTTGTGCCGATGGTGGAAGCTACGCCACGGTTATCACTCAAAGTTCCAGTGCACAAGGCGCGTGACCGCGACAACCGAAATAATTTTAAATCGTTTGCAGGCGGATTTCTAAAGTTCGTTGGATCGAACAGTCCCAGCTCGGTGAAGTCAACCCCGGCTCCGGTGGTGGCGATTGAAGAGCCTGACGATTGCAACGAGAATTTGAAAGACCAAGGGGACACGATCACCCTGCTGAAAGAGCGCACCAAGACCTATGCAAAACGGAAAGTGATCTTTGGCGGGACTCCTACAATTGAAGGGTTGTCCAGAGTCGAAGCCGCTTACAAAGGAAGCGATCAGCGCAAGTTTTATATTCCTTGCCATCATTGCGGTGATTCGCATGTATTGATGTGGGAATACGTACGCTGGCATGAAGATCCTGAATGCAATCATGAAGTGTTTGGCAAAGCCAGACCTGATACCGCGTATTACGTTTGCCCTCACTGTGGCGGCGAATGGAATGATGTCGAGAAAAACAAAAACGTCCGTCAAGGAGTATGGCGCTCGAATGCTGAGTTTTACGGCGTTGCTGGTTTCTATATCAACGAACTGAATAGCCCTTTCCCTGGCTCGATATTACAGCGGCTGGTAGAAAAACGCCTCACCGCTGAACATGCGTTGGAGCAGGGTGACGATACCAAGATGCGCAGCTTCCGGAATAACTCGGAAGGACTGGCTTATGCCTATGCCAGTGAGTTGCCTGATGCGGATGCGCTGCGTGAAAGGGCTGAAGAATATGAAGAACTGACCGTTCCCTGGGGCGGATTGGTGCTGACTGCCGGCGTTGACGTGCAGCATGATCGTCTCGCGGTGATCATACGGGCATGGGGTAGGGGCGAAGAAAGCTGGCTGCTGTATTGGAATGAGATCCATGGGCAGACGATGATTGCTGAACAGGGCGCATGGATAGAACTGGATGCGCTGCTCTCCCGCCCGTTCATTCATGCCAGCGGTGTGCAGCTTTACTTGAAAGCGGCCAGTATCGATTCGTCAGACGGACAAACCTCTGATGCGGTTTATGCTTATGTTCGCCGCCGGATGGGCCGCAACTACATGGCGGTGAAGGGCGCATCGCTTGATGACGGGCGCGAAATATTCAGTCCGCCAAAGGTGGCAGTAGATACCAACCGGCTGCAAAAGGCTCACAAATATGGCCTGCGTCCTTTCATGGTTGGCACGCAGCGCGCCAAAGATTTGATGTTGGGCGTCGATGCTCAGGGCGGTCGGATCAAGCTAGAAGGAAGCGGACCTGGTCGTATGCACTGGTACAAGGAGGTGCGCACCGATTACTGGGAACAAATCACCAGCGAGGTGAAAGCCCCGCACCGGACTGTACGCAATAAGAAGGTATGGCAGAAGAAGTCAGGAGTACGCAATGAGGCGTTGGATTGCGAAGTATATTCATTGCATGCCGCGCGCAGCATCAAGCTTAATCTTTGGAAGGAAGAACGCTGGCTGGCTGAAGAGTCGCGCATCAGGCAGCCGGATTTGCTGGGAAGTGACGCAGGGATTGAACCTCTGCCGGCATTGGAAAAGACAGCCAAACAAATAGCAATACCCAAAAAGCAACCCGCCCCGAGCGGGTTTTTTAATGCCCAGACGAAGGGCTTTTCCTCAACCAAGTGGTAACTGATGTCTATACCAGCAAACATTACAGCAGGCGATTCAGCCACATGGACCGACGATCCATTTGTTGCAGCTGATAATTCACGTTTGGATTCATCCAAATACATGTTGAGTTATGAGCTGCGCGGGTCAGGCGCACCGATCACACTGGCCGCCGTCCTGAATGGGCTTGGATGGAAGACGAGCATCACGCCAGCGGTGAGTGCGAGTCTGGTATCTGGCGTATGGTTTTGGGCTGCGATTCTTACCGCGACCGGTGAACGGATTACGGTTTCCCGTGGTGAAATTAGCGTCCACCAAGATTTATCAGCCGTAAATTCAGCCGGGTTTGATGGCCGAAGTGATGCAGAAAAAGCGCTATCTGATGCCGAATCTGCGCTGGCCAACCTGCACGCATCGGGGAAGAAAACCAAAAAATATACCATCGGTACGCGTAGCGCAGAGTATTACGATGCCGATAAATTGTTATTAGCCATCAGTTACTGGCGTATCCGGGTATCGAATGAGCGCGCTTCCAAGTCAATCAAAGACGGCTTGGGGAATCCTAAAAATTTAATGGTGCGATTTAGATGAGTGGCTACAAGAAACTGATGGGATGGATCGCACAGCGTGCCTATAAACAATCAGGAACCGCGCCAGCCAAATCTCAGCGCGCTTATGCTGGAGCCGGTGTCGGGCGTCTCACCAGCGACTGGTCGGCACTAACTACCTCTGCTGATTCAGAGATCGTCACCAGTCTGCGCCTATTGCGCGCCAGATCGCGCGAACTAGTTCGTGATAATGAATATGCCAGCAATGCTGTACGCATCGTACAAAACAACGTCATCGGCTGTGGTATCGGCTTACAGGCTCAGGTAGTCAACGGGCGGGGTAAGTTGCAGGACAACATCAATGATGCGATTGAAACAGCCTGGGCGAACTGGTCAGATCGTAAAGTTTGCCATACCGCTGGATTACTTGGATTTGCCGACATTGAGCGATTGGTGGTCGGTCAGTTGGTTGAGGCTGGCGAAGTATTGGTTCGCAAGATCAAGCGCCCGTTCGGCGGGTCGAAGATCCCGTTCGCACTTGAAGTTATTGAAGCTGATCGCTTGATGGATCAATACCAGACTGCACGCGCACCGAACGGTAACGGCATCCGCATGGGCGTAGAATCGGACGAATGGGGGCGTCCGGTCGCGTACTGGCTGCACCCGAATCATCCGGGTGATTACCAGTTTGCCTCGTTTCAACCATCCAAGTTTTTGCGCGTTCCAGCAGAAGAAATCATCCACTTGTATATCGTGGATCGCGTCCCTCAGACGCGTGGTGTGCCTTGGTTCCATGCCACCCTCAAGCGTATGAATAATATGGCTGGTTACGAGGAAGCTGAGATCGTTGCCGCGCGCGCCTCGGCCAACATCGTTGGTTTTGTGAAGTCGCCTGAAACTGCACCAGGTGATGACGTGCAATCCGGTCAGCGCATCATTGATTCCGAACCAGGGACGTTCAAACAACTGTTGCCCGGTGAGGATTTCATCGGCTTTAACCCTAGTCGCCCAAACTCACAGATGGAACCCTTCATGCGTTTCATGCTGCGTTCCTGCGCAGCGGGAATTGGCATGAGTTACGAATCACTGAGCCGCGACTATTCGCAGAGCAATTATTCCAGCTCACGCCTGGCGTTGTTGGATGACCGGGACTTATGGCGTGTGCTGCAAGGCTTTTTCATTCGCAACTTCCGCGCCGAAATACACAAAGACTGGCTGGAGGCCGCCGTGTTATGCGGCGAGCTGGCGTTCCCAGATTTTTATAGCAACCGTGCAAAGTATGCCGCCGTGCGCTTTAAGCCGCGCGGCTGGAATTGGATCGATCCAACTAAGGAAGTAACCGCCTATCGACTCGCAGTTCGTGCCGGATTTATGACGGTAGCAGATGTAATTGCCAACACTGGCGGCGGCGTTGATGCCGAAGATGTATTCAAGGCACGCCGGCAGGAGCTGGACATGATGGCTGAGAACGATCTGATATTCGACACCGACCCTGCTCAAGTCACAGATAAAGGACAGGCGCAGCCGTTACCCCCTGCACAAGAGGGTGACGGAGCAGAAGCAGAGCAAACGGAATCACCGGCCCAGGAATCTGTTGAATCTATCGCTGATGGCGATGAAATAACGAAGAAGGATAAATAAATGGCTATTAAACATAAGCTTGAGAAATTAGAGCCGCAACGTCGCGCACTTTCAATGCGCGGGCAGGAGATAAAAGCTGATACCGAATCGCGTACCGTGCGTTTCTCATTCAGCTCGGAAGAGCCTGTCGATATGTGGTATGGAACAGAAATTTTAAGCCATGCACCTGGCGCGGTACGTATCGATCAAAGGCAGCAAACCATGCCGCTGCTATTTAACCATGACCGTGATGACCTGCTTGGCGTGGTCGAGTCAATCGGCGTTGGTGCAGATAAGCGCGGTTATTGCGATGTGCGATTTGGCCGTGATGATCGCGGTGACTGGGCAATGAAACAGTACAACGATGATGTCCTAGTAAACGTCAGTTTCATGTACCGGGTCTTCAAATTTATTGAAGATACTGAAGAGGAAACATACACGGCTATCGATTGGGAGCCGTACGAAATATCACTTGTGACCGTCCCTGCCGACGCATCAGTTGGCAAGGGACGTTCCATCACTGACGAAGCGCAGCCCGTCAGCATCGAATCGCGGAGTAAGTCCGCAACAACCGCAGCACCGGCATCCGCCGATTCTTTAACTTTATCAGGAGACACTGACATGTTTAAACGCAAATTTGTAAAGCAGGACGCAGCAACGGACGGCACCACAGGAGCTTCCAGCGGTAACGGTATTGATCAAAACGCCCTGCGCGTTGAAGCTGCGACCAACGAGCGCCAACGCGCCGCAGAAATCGAAGCATTGTGCCAGGCACATGGCATTGATGCCGACTTGCGTCGCGGCTTGATCCAGCGAGGTGCTAGTGTTGCTGAAGCACGCGGCGCGGTACTTGATATCGTATTGCAGCGCGGTGCAACGCAAAAACCAACGGCCAGTCTGGGTAATGGTCATGCGCCCGATATGAGCGAAGGCGATAAGGGTCGCTACTCAATGCTGCGTGCAATCAATGCAGCCATCTCAAATAACTGGAAAGATGCAGGTTTTGAGTTGGAAGTGTCTAACGACATCGGTAAGCGTATGGGTAAGGATACCAAAGGCTTTTTCATGCCGACGAATATCCCGTTTGCGCAACGCGCTCAATACGCCTCGGGTGCGGCAGCCACCGGCGGATCATTAGTTGCTACCAACCTACTCACTGGTAGCTTTATCGAAGTGCTGCGTAACAAGGCGCGTGTACTGCAGTTGGGCGCTACCGTACTGAGCGGCCTTACTGGAAACGTGGTAATTCCACGCCAGACTGGTGCAGGTAGCACTTACTGGGTTGCCGAGACGGGCGCAGTCGCTGAATCAGAAGCGACTTTTGATCAATTGGCTTTGAGCTTCAAGAGTATTGGAACGAAGTCCGCTATCACTCGCTCGATGTTGATGCAATCTACCCCGGATGTAGAAATGATTGCCCGAGCAGATCTGATCGCGCAACTGGCGCTTGGCATCGATCTGGCTGCATTATCAGGTTTGGGATCAAGCAATCAGCCATTAGGTATCGCAAATACCGCTGGTATCGGATCAGTCGTGGCGGGCACCAACGGTGCGCAGCTCACTATTGATCACCTGATCGCGCTGGAAACAGCAATCGCAACAGCCAATGCGGATGTCGACAATATGGCTTACCTGGCAAATGCAAAATCGGTCGGCTGGCTCAAAGGATTGAAATCCACTACCGGTCAATACCTGTGGACAAATCAGCCAAATGGCGGTCGCGGTGCGACACCTGGTGAAATCAACGGTTATACCGTTGCACGATCCAACCAGGCGCGCGGCAATCTTACCAAGGGAACTTCGGCAGGTATTTGCTCGGAAGTGTTCATGGGTAACTGGTCAGAACTGATTATCGGCGAGTGGGGCGTTCTGGAAATTATGCCTAACCCGTATGACGCAACGCTTTTCCCGCAAGGCGGCGTTCTGCTGCGTGCCATGCAGTCGTGTGATATCGGAGTGCGTCATGCTGCTTCCTTCGCGACTATCTCAGACGCACTGACGTCTTAATCGCAAGCTGGTTAGGGCGCTGAATCTGGCGCCCTTTATTATTTTCAAGGAGTCAATATGTCAATTAAAAATTACATCGTGCGCCCCGGCTTTGTCTACCATACGCAAAACGAGGTAGGGCAGGACATTGTTTGTTCTGAAGGCGAAACCGTCAGTTTACCTGAAGAGGTTGGTGATCAATTGCATCTGCTCGAAGCTGCTGATTCTGCCGTATCCGCGAGCGTTCCGGCAGCACCTGCACCCGAAGTTATCGCAGAAGCGCCTTCAGTAGAGGCTGCATAAATGTTTTTTGAGACCCCCGATAACTTTCTGGATGATTTTGGAGTTCCTTGCAGCAAAGGAGCAATCAATTTTACTGGGCTGCTTGATATGCCAGACCAAACTTTTGACCTGGGCGGTGTGTCGATCCAAAGCAGCGAATACAGCCTCACCTTCCGTACTGGTGACGTGACCTTTCTGAATGGCGATGCTGTATTGGTATCGGGTATCTCATACACCGCAAGAGGACCTGCAAACAAGCTGGATGACGGTGTATTCAGCGCAATTAAGATGAGCAGGTTATGAATAGCAACCGTGAACAGATCGTGGCGCGCATGTCGGCCGCATTGAGCGGTATGTTGCCCAATGCAATCCCGGTATATCGGTCACGCGAACAGGCGTTTTCGCGTGATGAGCTACCCGCTGTCGTTGTGAAGCCTGGAGACGAGGAGACGCTACCTATCAGCGCATCAATGGAAATGTCCCGGCTAAACGTGCATGTGGAAGTCATTGTGCGCGGTGATGTTTGGGATAGCCTTGCTGATCCGATCATTATTGCTGCGCATACACTGCTACTGAGTGATTTACCGCTCACGGCGCTTTGTTCAAAAATTCGCCGGACAACAGCAAAATGGGAACCTCACGAGGCAGATCAAACAGCTGGCGTTCTCACACAAACTTATCACGTGCAGTATCGCAGTCAAACCAATCAGCTATAGGAGCAATCATGCCTAAATACAAATCACCAGATGGCGTTGGAATTAATATCGGCGGAGAACAATTCGATACTGATTCAACAGGTTGTATTACCGTGCCAAATGATAATTATCACACGCTGTTGACGCCTATCGGGTTTGAATTGCAGCCGAGTGAAGGCGTTAATCCAGATCCGATTCCAGTTTCAGTAACAAAAATACCCGTAGCTACTGCTGAAATTCAGATTCCAGTAGATAACGCACAAGCGTAATCAGTTTCTTTTCTCATCTAAGCCCGTCTAATGCGGGCTTTTTTATTGGAGGTTCACAATGTATTTATTTGGCTCAGGCGCACTTTTTGGCATTCCTGTCACCGATGTAAACGGCAATGCGGTTGCTAATCCAACACCGATTCAATTTGGTGGATTGCAAGATGTCTCGCTGGATATTAGTTTCGATATCAAGGAATTGTACGGTCAGCAGCAATTCGCACTCGATGTTGCTCGCGGTAAAGGAAAGATCACAGGCAAGGCTAAAAAAGCTGTGATGAATGGCGCAACACTTAATAATCTGTTTTTCGGAATGACCGCAACAGCCGGAATTTTGAGCAACTATGACGATCTGGTTGGTGCCGTAATACCAGCAACCCCATTCACGGTGACGCCAGTGCTGCCAAATTCTGGTGTATGGGCAACCGATCTTGGCGTGACTGATATCAATGGCCGACCTTATTCACGCGTCCCGTCAGCTCCTACAACCGGGCAGTATTCAGTATCCGCCGGCGCATACCTGTTTGCCGCTGCCGATACAGGAAAGACAGTATTTATCGCTTGCCAATACACAGCAGCCAGTACCACAGCACAAAAAATCGTTGTTGCCAATCCGCTTATGGGTTCAACGCCGACTTTCCGCGCTGAAATCTACGTCCCGTATGAAGGTAAATCCCTGGTGATTTCTCTTCCCGCCTGCGTATCCAATAAGTTTTCAATTGCGACAAAAATGGATGACTACACCATTCCTGAGTTTGACTTTACCGCCTTTGGCCCGAACGGCACTAGCCCGATGACCATTGCGATGTCTGAATAATCATGGCTAAGATCAAAGGAATTTTATTTGATTTCGGCGGTGAATCGCTCGTGATCCCTCCTATCGCGCTCGGTGCTCTTGAGCAGCTTCAAGATCGAGTCGGTGCATTTACTGGCGATGTGACTGATGGCAAGCAGGTCGGCACGGTTATTGATTCCGCCTATGCAGCACTGCGCCGCAATTACCCGGATATCACGCGCGACCGGGTTGCCGATTTAATCGATGTTGGGAATATGGCCGAAGTATTTCAGTCGGTCATGGATGTTTCTGGTTTGAGGCGCAAGGCAATCGAATCGGGGGAGATTCCGGGGAATTAGATTGGGATGAGCTCGTGGCCTATGTCTGCTCTAGCACCGGGTGGACATGGGACTACGTGCTTGAAAATGTCGACATTCCCCGCATGGAATCTTTGAATAAATACTGGTCAGATCACCCACCTTTGCAATGGATGGTTGCTGCCTATTTTGATATCAAGCCAAAAGATAAAGCCAATAGCAAAGACGATATCGAACAGTTACTTTCAATGTTCGGGACTAAGTAAAGGAAGATCATGTCAGATAAAGATGTAGAGCTGAAAATTGGCGCAGATGGATCGCAGGCTGAAGCTGAATTTGCAAAAGTAGGCAGCGCTGCCGAAAAGGCTGGTCAGCGCATTCAGGAAACCATCCGGGAGGCCAGTTACAACATGGCTTCCAGTACAAAAGCCGCGACCGAGCAAATGAGCTCTCACTTTTCTAAGCTGACTGATAGTTTTGCAAGCGTCAATAAAATGCTCGGCGCTTTTACTGCTGTATTGGCCGGCGGTGCGGCTTTTAAGTCCGGCATCGATGAGAGCAATAAGCTCACCGGCGAGGCGATGAAACTGGGTAAGCAGCTCGGTATTACGGCAACTGAAGCATCTGTCTTGAATGTCGCCCTAGGCGATGTGTATGTTGAAACAGATACGATGCTGGCAGCCAACCAGAAGCTGACAAAAACACTAGGCACCAACGAAAAGGCATTCAAAGATTTGGGCGTTGCAACCCGCGACCAGAACGGTAATTTTCGCAGCTCTTTGGATATTATGCTTGATACCAATGCGCACCTTTTGACTTTTAAAGAAGGCATCGACCGAAACATAGAAGGCCAGAAAATTTATGGCAAACAGTGGGCGGAAGTTCAAGGGATTCTGAAACTCACGACAGCAGGCATGGACGATGCTCGTAAAAAATGCGATGAACTAGGCCTTGTTGTTGGCAAGGAGAATGTTGCCGCAACAATTGCCTATAAAGCATCTATGAATGATGTTGGGGATGTTTTAAGCGCGCTTAAAAAGTCAATTGGTGATGCGCTTATTCCAATTCTAACCGACTTGGGAAACTGGTTTTCTGATTATGGCCCGCAAGCCGTGCTTGTTATGAAGGGCGCAATTGGCGGTCTTGCAGCTGTTTTCTACGGCCTGAAAATGGCGGTTGAGATCGTATGGGAAGTGATTAAGGTATTTGTTCAGACTGCTGTTATTCAATTGATGCGATTTGCCGACTCCGCCAGCAAGGCACTTGAGTTTGATTTTGAAGGCGCGAAAGCTGCCTGGAAAACGGGCGGCGATGCGATTGCTGATAATTTTGGCGAGGCGCTGGACCGGATAACGGCGAAGGCTGAGGCCAACCGCGACAAGATGATAAATCTATTTGCTGCACCTACTGCAACCACTAAAAAAAGCGGCGGCGAAAGCTCTGGCGGCGGCGCAGAGAAAAAGAAAAAAGCGGAATCGAAAATGCCTGAGTGGAAGGCAGAACTGGAAGCGCGGAAAGATCTCGAAGAGCAGTTCTTCAAAAATTCGTTGAAAGAAGATGAAGCGTTCTGGCAACAGAAACTGCTTGCAGCGAAGGGTAACGCAAAAGAAGAAATTGCAGTTAGGCATGAGTTATTTGCCATCCATCAAACACTAGCCGTGCAAAAATTTACCGAAGAAATGGATAATTTAAAAGCCGAAGAGGCCGCAGCTAAGGCTGGAAGCCTAAAGCGAATCGAACTTGCTACCCAAGTTGCGCAGCGCGTTGGCGGCACTTATGGATGGGAGTCCAGCCAGTATATGGCGGCCCTCAAGGATATAAGAAAAGCTAATGAGGAATTTAAGAAGGACGAGGAAAAGCTGGAAGCAATGAAAATTCAGCGCTCTAGGGATCATCAGCTTTCACAAATCAGTATGGAACACGACCGGTTGGCCATGATGAAAAACCTCGGGCAGCTTTCCGATCTGGAAGAAATCGCCGCTTTGAAGGTTTTGGAGGAGCAAAAATATCAGCTTGAAGTGCTGGCACAGCAGGACAAAATAGCGCTGTTAAAAGACGACCGGGTTGCACATCAACAGGAATTAGACAACCTGGCAAAAATGCAAGAAAAGCATGATGCCGATATGGGAAAGCTAGATGCGCAGCGAGTGTTAGCTGTTAAAAAGTCATGGGATACCATGCTTGGAGCTGTATCCGGCGCATTTGAACAATCACTAAACGGGATGATTCAGGGTACGCAAACTTTCCAGAAGTCCATGGCAAACATAGGTCAGGCAATACTGGCCGAATTTATCAAGATGGGTGTCAAGAAAGCTACGACCTGGGTTGCGAATGAACTGACTATGACCACCGCAACCGTTGCCGGAACCACTGCGCGCGGTGCAGCTGAAACGGCAAGCGCGACAGAATCAATGGCTGTTGGCGGCATGACCTCGATCAAAAGCATATTAAATTCAGCCTGGGAAACCATGGCGAACGTGTATAAATCCATTGCTGCAATCCCTGTAGTCGGACCCGTGATGGCTCC